AAAAGCAGCTACTGCAGCACCACCAGCATTTGTTGCTGTATGTATTTGAATTTTAGCACTAGGAGAAGTAGTATTAATTCCTATATCTCCTGCTGATGAGATGCGAACACGTTCAGCATCATTAGTTTTAAATATCATAGGTTGAGCTGTGCTAGTTTCAAGCTGAAGCTCATTATTTGCCGTTGATACAATACTGGTTACACGTGTACCACTTGAGTTTTTAAAATCAAGATTAGAGCCACTTGAACCTCCTTTAATTGTAAAATTTGTAAAATTAGCAAATGTGCTTGGTGAATCAGTTCCAATACCTACATTACCTGCAACGGTTAAAACACTATCAGCTAAAGTTAACAAATCAGTGTCACTAGCACAACCTATTGTACCATCATTTGCTACAACAACTCCTGTAGATAAGAAAATTGTTTTAAATTGTTCACTAGATGCCCCTAAATCTATGGTTCCGTCTGTTGTAGCTGAAACTTCTGCAGGTAAAATAGCATGAGTGGCAAAACTTAATCCAGCATGGTCGGCTGCAGAACCACTAATTGTTAAATTATTTGTTCCAAGAAAATTAATTTTACCATATTGGCTACCACCAATTAAAAATATAAAATCACCTCCTGCTGCATCAAGACTAATATCACCACCTACGTCAAATAACAAATCTCCTGCATCAGAAATAGTTGAACCGTTAATAGTAATATCATCTACCGTTAATGTCGTAAGTGTTCCTAATGATGTAATACTCCCCTGTGCAGCAGTTGCAATAGTTCCAGTGATTGAATCTATATGCCCTTCTGCCCAAGATTTACTAGACGTTCCTAATTTACCCTCACCGTCTGCATTGGGTACTATATTTTTAGTTGCCATGTTCTATTATTTAGGTGTTAAATCTCCATTTGCATCTACAGTCCAATAACCTTCTTCGCTAGGTGATTCTGCAGGTGTTAATTCTGTACTACTTACATCCCATGAGTCACTAAAGTCATAAGCAATGCTAGGTATTGGTGTTAGATCACTACCACTAATACTCCACACATAATCCTCTATTGCTACTGCAGCAGCAGGTGGGAATACAGCTAAACTTATTCCTAACCCCGGCATTAGTATCCTAGATAAGCGATTACACCACCATCAGCATCAGCGTCTATAGTAAAGCTATCCCATCGACCAAATATTGTGGCTCCTTTAGGAAATACTGTTAAATTACTATCACCTGCTGCATTAATAATTTGTCCTCCAGATGCACCTGTACCATTGAATGTTGATGTGGATCCTGCACCTTTTTCATTAGCAGCATCACCCACACAAATACCTCCAGTTCCATCTGTTGGAGATAATTCATCAAATGTAGTATCTGACAAAAACTGTATTGCTATTATTTTACGATCACTTGGAGGAACTACCTGTGTATTAGTGTTTGTAAATACAGATCCATTTTGCCCAAAGTCGTATCCTGTTCCGAAATGTATACTCATTTTGTTTTTGTTTTTTTTTGTTTAAACTATGTCACCTAATAAATTATTATCTATTGATTCAAAGTTTTTAGGTGGTTTATCTTTTTTTCTTTGATCAATTAACTCAGACTGTTGAGTTGCTTGTATTTTAGTTCTCTCATCTTTACGATCCTCTCTTTGTCTTTCTCTAGAGCTTAACCCAAATGTTTCTAATTGTTTTAATTGTAAATCATATTGAAACTTTAATTGCATTAACTCTTTTTTGGCAAATGTTTCTTGCTCCATTTTCTGAGATTCTAACTGAGCTTTTAGCTGTTCGAGTTGAGAGTTTATTTGCACAAGAGATTGTTGTTTTTGAACTTCAGCTTGTGCAGCAACTTGTTGTGCTTGAGCATTTGCGTTTGCTTGAGCTTGTATGTTTTGCTGTTGAGCAAGTTGATCTCTTTGGAACTTTTTCCTTCTTTTAATTTTTAAAAGCTGGTTTGCAAGTTTTGTGTTTTTTATTTGTCTTAAATCTATTGCATCTTCTAAGTCTATACCTTGCTGTGCAATAGCTGCCTGTATGTTATTTTCAAACTTTGCCTTCTCTTCTTCATCTGGTTCTAGTTCTAAGAATATACCAAAGTCATGAAGGTGTAAGTTATGTAACTCATCTAAAGTAGCGACATTGTGTACACCTATACTTTGTATAAAAGCTTCCCTTGTTGGTGAATATTCAAGTATGTCTGATATTCTAAGGGAGAGACACTCAGCAGTTTCTGCTGTTAAGAATAATCCAGATTGTAATATATGTCTTGTGGCTGTGTTGGAGTTTGCTGCTGCAAGTTTTTGAACACCCACTAAAGCATTTTTATCAGGTGTGCTACCATCTCTTGCTTCATTTAATCCAGTGACATCTCTTATCATCTGTAAGTAATAATTATAATTACCTATTAATGATTGCATTTTAGCACCACCATTACCACTAGCTATTTCTTGTATGGGTACCTTGCCCGGATTCATATCTCCATCGGAGGTTAACGATCTACCAACTATACTACCAGTTTGGAAGAACATGTTAAGGGCTTCCTGTGGATTATAATTAGTCCCGTTACCAAGATCAACCTCTGCTATTCCATCAGCATCAAGATAAACTCCATCAGGCACCATCCTTGACATCACTTGCTGAAGTTTTAAATGAGTTAACTGTATCATGTCAGCAAACCCTGTAATCCTACTAACCAAAGATTCTATTCTACCTTTATATATTCTTGGTGCTACAATAGCATAATTCATTTTAACTTTACTATTGTCACTTTTGGGTCGCATCATATTTGTTGCCATCTCCCATTTTAGTAGCATCTTAGTACCAAGTATTAAAACCCCTTCATACAATACTTCAATAGATCTAGAAACTTTTTCAAAGTTAGCATCTAAAACTTCTGCTGGTGGATTAAATGTATCATCTTTAATTAATATCTTAGTTCCTCCTGTAGCTGTTTCTTTTATTTTGTAAACTTCATTCATGTATGTCTTGTAATTAAAATACAAAACATCTATTTGATTGTTATCACTTTGATCGTAAGAAGATTTATTATTATATGCAGAGGTGTTGTTTGGTTGTTTTTGTATTTCTTCTAAATTTTCTTGGGATAAGTCTGGAAACTCTTTCTTTAATTCATTTATTGGTATTGTTTTTATTTCTCCTACATAATAAATATCTTCAAAGTTTGGCGATTCTGTATAAGAGTAAACTAAGTTAGCAGGATCGACATATTCAACCTTAATACCTTCAGATTCAGTGAATGTGTTTTTTACACAACCAATACCCAGTACAGTAAGGTCGTAGTAAAACCTTTTCTTTGTGAGTTCATATTTGTTTGATTCAAACAAAACATTTAACGCTTGCTCTTCTGCTATTTCTATGGCTTGCTTGTATGTAAGCTGCATGTGCAACTCAAGTTCTTCTTGTGAGTCAGGTAATTTTTCTTCTGGAAAATTAGCAATATCAACACCAAAGGCTTGTTTTGTAAAAGCATTTAATTCTTTAGTTCTCATATCAGCCAGTAAGCTCTCCATATATTCGGTTCTCTTACTGATACCATGCGGATCCTGAGAGTATGCTTTTATATCATAAGTTCTTTCAGCGATACCGTTAACAACAATATCTACAAACTTAGGTATTATAGGTACTGGCTTCCAATCTAAATTTAGATAAGATAAGTCACCATTTATAGACAGTTCATCTTTATATTTTTGTATAGATTGTTCTCCTCTAGCATACAATCTTAATCTATGAAAATTATCAAAGTTTGTTCTATATCTGTCGCTACCATAGTCAGTGTAGTAAAACCATTCACTTTGTATAGCTTCCGCAACTTTTAGTCCATACTCTTGACTCATCTTTTCAAGATCACTAACTACCTGACTAGGGAAATAACTTTTAATACCTGATTGAGCCATATTATTGTTTTATTAATTTAGATGACATCCCTTTATTTTCGTATCTAGCGAAGCCAATATCAAATTTTAATTTTTCTCTTTTTACAACTGGTGTATATAAATTTCTATTACAAGCCATAACTGCTAATCCACTACTTATTGATGCATCAAATTTAGTTCTATTATTTATATCAAATCTAGACCAATCATTTAGTGTTTTATTAAAAAACATATCTCCATAACTACCGTTTGGTGTTGCACCAACATGATTTTGTATATACATCTCAATCGCAGCAGCGTGTGCTTGCTTCATATCTTCACTAGAGTTTGGTATACCACCAATTTCTTTTTCTGTTACAGATAATTTATTCCAAACTCTATCTGGTCTATTCATAGAATAACCTCTATACCCTCTTCTTTTTAAATAATAAAGAAGTCTTGGCTTGTTGTTTTCTGCAAGTATAGGCATACCATAAAACACTAACGCCATTAATACATCTTCAAAAAATATCTCAGCAGTCTGAGGTCTAGCGATATACTCTAAAAAAAATTTATTTGGTGGAGCGTCTTCCATAGAAAACTTTGTTAATCCATGTAAAGCTCCTTTAGAACCTTGACCGTCAACAGTACCAGATATATCATAACTATCACATCCAAAAGCACCGATATGTTCATTTCCGGGTTTTTTACCGTTGTTAGTTTGTATTACTCTATTTTGTAAATGACTTTGTGGCACCCAGCTAATATTAAATCTACCTTTAGGATCTGGGTAAAATATTACTCTTGAGTCTTTAACTCCATTAATCCACTGAAAGTTACCTGTAGTTATAGAAGCATTATTCTCCATAACTTCATTATAGTCTATCTGCTCGTATATTTTAGTTAAGTTAAATATACTGTTTTTTGTTTCATCTCTAAACGCATGCTCTTCTGTTCTAGGGAATTGTCTATAAAATTCATTTAGTGCGTCAGGATCATTTTTTAATCCATCAACTTCATTTTGCCAATGTTCTAATATACCTATGTCTATGTAATCCCCATAAGGTCCTTTAACTTCTTTTTCAGGTGTATCAAATACCGGCTGACCGTACTCATCAATAAACCCTTCGTAATTCCATTCCATAGGAATAAAAAGGCTATAAAGCCCAGAACTAGTCTGCCCATTTCTATTTCGTTTAGTGACATCTGAATCTCTATATAGTTTTTTAAAATTACCACCACCTTTGTCTGATGAATTACATGTACTACCCATCATGCATTTACCTATAACTCTACTACCTAGTCTTAAGGTTGTTTTTGTAACTCTCCAGTTGTTGAGGATGTTGTTTGGTTTTTCCCACTTTCCGGATTCATCATGTACCAATAACTTGATTTTTTCTCCATCGTAGGAGTTATCTCCTGTATTTTTCCAGTCGATTGTGGTGTCCAAGCCCTGTAAATCCTCTGCCCTGTCGGTGCTAGTAATACTCCGTCTTGTAAGTTTTGATGCTGGAACTCTAAAAGCGAGTTCTGTTTTTGGTCTATCCATGCCGTCTTGTATTGGTTTGAAGAAGAACGGATAGTTGACGGATATAGGCACCACTTTGTCGGTGAACATTTTCTTCGCATCGGGACCGGACTTGGACAGTATTCCGTACCTCGCATCACTGGATATGGTTGCAAGGTTGACAGTCTCACCTGACGCCATGAATGAGAAGCCGGATCGTCTGTTCTTAAGATAACACATCCCGTAAGATCGAAAGTCGGCTTTACAGGCTTCCCAAAAGATGTAGAATAATCTATTGGCTTCACGATAATCTGGTTTGCCAACGTCAATTTTACTCCATTGCAAGTACATGTAATGAGTGCCAGTAATATAAGTAGGAACACCCCTATTATAGTACCATAAACCTTCTTCTCTAGTTTTAAACTCATTCTCTATGTATTCTATATATTTTTCTTTAAAATCATTGGAGTATGTTTTCCAATCAAAGATTGTTTTTATTTTCTTAAGTTCTTTAGGGTACTCAGTGTACTCCCATTTATTACTTTTAAACTTAACAACATTACTTTGTTTTGGTAAGGCTATCCTAAGATTTTGTATCTCATATATCTCACCAATCTGACCGGTCTTACTAATTACAACAACATCGTGTTCTTTGTTATAACCATACACCCATTTTTTAGACTTATTAAGTCTTGATATTGTATTTAATTTAATTGGAGTTACAACCTTATATAAGGTTTGTTTATACATATTATCCTTTTGTAAAATAAGCGTATTCAGCAACTATTGTTCCACTAGAAGCCTGAAGTTGTACACCTAAAGAATGACCTCCAGATGGAAAAAACGCAAACTCTCCAGCTGCTAATTTACCAAACACAACATCACCAGTTAGTTCTATATTTAATGTTGTTGTTACTGCAGTTGATCCATCTGAAGTTCCAGTATGTTTTATATACATATAATAAGTTTGACCATCTGTTTGTGGTTGAATTATATTATTGGCACCGGTGGTTGAAACTGTAGCTCTTGAAATACCTAAGTATGGAGATGTTACAGTTAGTGAATCTGTCACAGATAAACTTAGAGAATCTGCTGTTAAATCTGTGCTTACTAATGTTAATGTAGGTGTTAATGTTGCCATATTTTTTTATTTAGACTTTCTTTCTGCAAAACCACTAAATGATACACTTTGATTTGTATCGAATGGTATTTTATTTTCTAATATATTTTCTTCTTCTTCTATTCTATTGAGTATTTCAAACGCATCAAAGATAGCAAGTTTTTTTGTTGCTGCTGCATTTTTTAATCTATCTGCTGATATGTCATCATCTGAATCAACTATAGCTTCTTTAGCTACTTTAATTAATTCTTCAACTGCCACTTGCCCAGCTTGGATTATACTCTTCTTCGTTTTCTTGATATTCATATTTAATTGAAATGTGGTTACTTAAAACCCTATATAATCTTTCACCATCAATAACAAACTCATATTCACTGTTTGGAACAAATCCTACCAAATCATTTTCTTTAACACCAAAACTTTTTAGTTTAGTGTCAACCTGTTTAATAACTCCAACCAGTTCTTTTTCTTGTTGGGTTGAATATGTGTCTTTATTTTTTATTGGTTTTACAAAACAGTAACCATCTACTGGTAACCATTTGTGATTTCTTTTGTATGAAAATATTTGATCATGTTTTACACAATAATTATTTTCATCAATATAACTTTTACTATTTCTTTCAATACCTT